GAAGTTAGACAGGTATTCCGTCGAAGTGTTGGTAGTTCAGGCACTGGTACAAACTTTGAACCATTTGAGGCGGCTTTTGTAAACACTTATCTAATGCAAGCTGGACGTGTTGGCGGCCAAGCAACTTTCGAAATGTATTATCAATATCAAGAGATGAGTGCTAGAATGTTTGGCGGATTTGTTAATTTTGAATTTAACCCAGTTACTAGAACCGTAACATTATTACGTAAATTTAGTGAAAGTGGGGAAAAAGTTGTACTCTGGGTTTATAATATTCGACCTGAATCAGGACTACTACAAGACAAGCAAATTCAACCATGGATTCAAGATTATAGTCTAGCACTTGCGAAGTTTACACTAGGCGAAGCACGTAGTAAGTTTGCTACTATTGCTGGGCCACAAGGCGGCACATCACTGAACGGTGATACACTTAAAGCAGAAGCTCAAGCAGAGATGGCGCAACTTGAGGAAGATCTTAAGAACTACATTGATGGTTCAGACCCACTCTCTTTTATTATTGGCTAATTACACAAAATAATGTTATAATAATACTATGATAATAGGATTAGTTGGACTTATAGGTTCTGGTAAGGGAACTGTTGGCGACATGCTCGTCGAACAGAACTTTAAGCATGAAAGTTTTGCTAATAGTTTAAAAGACGCCGCCTCAAGTGTTTTTAACTGGGATAGAGAACTGCTAGAAGGCGTCACTCCTAAAAGTAGAGCATGGCGTGAAGGGGTTGATGAGTGGTGGAGCGAACGACTAGGTATACCTAATTTCTCACCAAGGGTTGCATTGCAACTACTGGGAACTGAGGTGTTTAGGAACCACTTCCATCAAGATATCTGGATACTAGGGTTAGAATCAAGAATTAAAGATTCCACAGACAACATTGTTCTTACAGATGCTAGGTTCCCAAATGAGATAGACATGGTGCGTAGATTAGGCGGCGTAATTGTGCGGGTTAAACGTGGCGATGACCCAGCGTGGTTTAATTTTGCTACTACACAACCAGAGAACATGTTCCAAGTACACCCAGATATACATGCTAGTGAATATAGTTGGGTCGGAGTAACTCCCAACTATCTTATTACTAATGACGGAACTATGGAAGATTTAAATATAGTAGTTACAGATCTTCTTCAAGATCTCCTTGGGTCCAACCCGACCTAGATAATTCATAATTACAGTTAAGACAAATTGTTCTTAAATTTGAAACATTAACATTTTGTTGATTTCTATCAACTTGAAATACAACTAGTTGTCCGTCCATTGCAGGTTTAAATCCGCAATGTTCACAAGCTAGTGTTTTCTTATATCCAGCTATTTCCCATCTTGTTTGTTGTCTAGTAGTAAGTTTTTTCTTAGCCTTAATACATTGATTGCATAACTTTCGATAGTAAATTTTATCGTTTAGATGATAATTTACGGCGGCTGGCTGTGTTTGGCACTGTGAACATACAGGTCTCATACTATTACTTATCAGCGTAAATCCAATGGTCCTTTAAAGGTTGCCCAGTAACCAAGTGTTTTCTGTAACTATTGATAAATATATGATAACAAAACTCTGTATGAAGGATGAGCAAAAATATGGCATTAGTATCACCCGGCGTAGAAGTTACAATAATTGACGAAAGCAACTATGTTGCAAGTGCTGCTGGAACAGTAGCATCAATTATCGTAGCAACCGCTCAAGACAAAACCAGTGGAACCGGTACAGGTACCGCCTCTGGAACAACTGCTGCAAATGCAGGAAGTACTTTTTTAATTGGTAGTCAAAGAGAATTAGTATCAACATTTGGTAATCCAAATTTCTATCAAACTGCTAGTGGTAGCGCAATTAATGGCCACGAAATTAATGAATTTGGATTAATGGCTGCTTACAGCCTATTAGGTTCCAGCAACAGGGTATATGTTACTCGCGCTGATGTTGACCTAGCTGAGCTAGTATCAAGTACTAGTAGGCCACTTGGTACTCCAACTGATGGTGTTATTTGGTTGGACACTGGTACTGATACCCGTTGGGGAATATTTGAATGGAACCTAACATCTGGAACATTTACAAATAAAATTCCAACAGTTATTACATCTACTACTGACTTAGCCAGTGGAATTCCAAAAGCATCAATTGGTGCAATTGGAGCTTATGCTATTGTAGCAACAAACACAAGTAATCCTTTATACTACAAGAACCGTAGCAACGCATGGGTACTAGTTGGTAGTTCAGCTTGGCAAATAAGTCATCCAACAACTTCTGGCACAATAGCAAGTCCAGGATTAGCAAATGGCAACACCATTGTAATTAACGGAACAACGGTAACAATGGCCGGTAGCACAGCGGCACAACTTGCTACAAGTATTAATAATGCAAGTATTACAGGTATTACAGCCGCGGCAGTTAATAACAAAATTGAAATTTATGCTACTAGTTTGGCAGTAGGCGTAGACAGTGTTGCAGACGGCAAGTTGGTTCTTGCTAACGGAACAGGTACTATCCTTACACTTACTGGATTAGTAGCAGGAACATTTGCTTGCCCATTAATACAACAGAGCGCACACTTTACTGTTCCTGAATTTAAATCAACAGATACAGTCCCACGCCCATCAGGAAGTACTTGGATTAAAACAACTGCAAGTAACCTAGGTGCGGTTATTGATGTTAGCGTTTATAACGCAACTACTGGACAATTTGAGTCAGTTAGTGTTCCGCTTTATGAAAACGATCGTACCGCAATTAAAAATCTTGATACAACAGGCGGCAAGTTGATTGCTGCTGGCAGTTATTACACGCAGTTTGATGTTACTGAAAACGACACAGTAACTTACAAAATATTCCGTAGATTTGCACTTGGTGCATTGGATGTTACTGGAACAGTAAATTCAGCAACACCACTTACTGCTAATGAGACATTTACTATTCAAGCTAGTGTTGCAAATAGCACTACACTTTCAACCGCAGTATCTGTATCAGTTAGTGGAACTGGAATTGCAAACATAGCCGCTGATATTACAGCCGCTAACGTAGCAAATGTAAGTGCTAGCGTAACTGCTTCAGGATTCTTGCAAATTACACATTCACTAGGTGGCGTTATTGTACTTAAAGATACAAGCGGCACGCCAATAGCAGATGCAGGGATTGCAACGACTATTACAAGTGGTCAAGTTAGAGCAGGTAACGACACTAACTTAATCCTAAGTAACTGGGTTGCCCCAACATACACAGCAAGTGAAAGTGCGCCAAATTCAGACCCTGTTACTACACGTAGCTGGTATCATGGCGGTACAGAGGCTGACATTTTAATCAGTGATGGAACAAATTGGAAAGGGTATCAAAACATAACAAGTGATGCTCGTGGATTTAATTTATCTAACACTGACGCAACTGGTGTTATATTCTCTGCATCGGAGCCTCTTACACAGATTGATTTAACTTCACTTGTAGTTGGCGACTTGTGGATAGATACAAGCGATTTAGAAAACTATCCAATGCTTTATCGTTATCAGGTTGTTAGCGGCGAAAATCGATTTGTCCTAATTGACAAAACAGATCAAACAACAGAAAATGGTATACTATTTGCTGATGCTCGCTTTATGGGAGACGCAACTTCTGATGTAGTTACAGGAACTATACCAACTACAGCATCATTACTAGCAAGCAATTATCTTGATATTGATGCTCCGGATCCTACATTGTTTCCAAGAGGTATGCTACTGTTTAACACCCGTCGTAGTTCATACAATGTAAAAGAATTCCGTAAGAACCACTTTAGCAGAACAAACTTTAGTGACACTACACTTTATCCAACCCTTCCAACAGAAAAAGATGCGTGGGTATCAGTAAGTGGCAACAAAAACGACGGTAGTCCTTTCATGGGACGCAAGGCTGTTCGTAAAATTGTTGTTGGAGGATTGAAAGCAGCTATTGATAACAGTGAAGCACTTAGAGAAGATGCACGTGACTTTAACATTATTGCAGCACCTGGATATCCAGAGTTAATTTCTAACATGGTATCACTTAATAACGATAGACGCAGCACAGCGTTTGTTATAGGTGATACAAGTCTTAGACTTGCAGCTACTAGTACTGCAATCCAAAACTGGGCAAGCAATACTGCTGCAGACACTGGAAACAGTGAGGACGGGCTAGTTACTTCTGATCCATACTTAGGAGTGTTTTATCCACCAGCACAGACAACTGATCTTAGTGGAAACACTATTATTGTTCCAGCAAGTCACATGATGCTTAGAACTATTGCTAGAAGTGACGACCAGAGCTTCCAATGGTTTGCTCCAGCAGGAACGAGACGTGGACTAATTGATAATGTCAGTGCAATTGGCTTCCTTAACGCCGCAACTGGTGAATTTGTAGTAGACAACGTCAGAGAATCACTACGTGATACACTTTACAGTAATAGGATTAACCCAATTACATTCTTTAATGGCGTTGGATTAATGAACTACGGTAACAAGACTCGCGCAGCTGTTACTAGTTCATTAGATAGAATTAACGTATCACGGTTAACAAACTATTTACGTTCTCAATTACAGGCAACTGCACTTGGATTTGTATTTGAACCAAATGACAAGATTACCCGTGATGAACTTAAAGAACAAGTTGAACAAATTATGAATGACTTGGTTGCAAAGCGTGGAATTTTTGACTACTTGGTAGTTTGTGATGACACTAATAACACTCCTACACGTATTGACAGAAATGAGCTTTACGTAGACGTTGCTATTGAACCTACAAAGGCTGCGGAATTTATCTTTATTCCAATCCGCCTCAAGAACACAGGTGAAATTGCTTCAGGTAATATAGCTGCAGCAGGTGCCGTTTAAAGTACTATAAACAACGAAATTAATGGGGGGTATGCAAATTACTCCCCATTTTTTGTGGACCAGATTAGATAAATAATATTAATAGATAATATAGGAGACACGACATATGTCCGTTTCATCATTAACAAAATTCACTGTACCATTAGATAGTGATCAATCTGCCACTTCACAGGGCCTATTAATGCCCAAGCTAAAGTATCGCTTTCGTGCGTTATTTGAAAATCTTGGCGTGTCTACTCCCCGTACAGAATTAACTAAGCAAGTTATGGATATTACCCGTCCAAACTTAACATTCGAAGAGATCGAAATTCCAGTTTATAACAGCCGTGCATATATTGCTGGTAAACATTCATGGGATCCAATTACAGTTACCTTCCGTGACGACGTCAACGGTAGCGTTAGCAGACTACTTGGAGAGCAAGTACAGAAGCAGTTCGATATTATGGAACAAGCTAGTGCAAGTTCTGGTATTGACTATAAGTTTATTACCCGCATGGAAGTACTAGACGGCGGCAACGGTGCTAGTGTAGCAAACGTTCTTGAAACCTGGGAATTATATGGTTGTTTCTTAACTAACGTTAACTACAATGACCTAAACTACGCAGAAGCAACACCTGTAACTATTACAGCAAGCATTAGATATGATAATGCTATCCAAAGCCCGATTGGCGATGGTGTAGGTGCTACTGTAGCAAGAGCTCTTGGCCAAACAGTTACTGGTTAATAACTTTTACTTTACATTTTTAAAGACCCTCTGAATCTTTCAGGGGGTTTTTTTTGTAAAGTATACACATAATCTGATAGCATAAATAGTTGTAATAAGGAGATATCTGTGGCTAATGCTAACACTATTCTAACTGCCCTTGCAAAAGGCGACCAGATTAAAGATTTTCAACATGCGTCACGGTTGTTTATTGATAACAACTACGAGCTACAGCCACGCTTTAGTAACCTCTTTCATGTAGTTTTTAACCTTACGCCTCAAGCAGCTAGACTTTTTAATAATGTTGAAAAGTTAGAAATTAATATGTTGGTCAAGACTATTGATCTCCCTACATTTAATATTGACACTCAAACACATAATCAGTATAACAGACAGGTACACAGTCAACACAAGTTAAACTATAATCCTGTCACAGTAACATTTCATGACGATCAGAAAGATTTAATTAGAAGTTTCCTGCATACGTATGCTAATTTTTTCTATAACGACAGTAAGTATTCCCTGGGAAGCGGCAATTATGACACTAATGATAGATATGGTGGATATAGAGGCAACGATTATGGATTGAGCGACGGAAATCAACGATTCTTTAAAGATATTAGAGTGTACACTATGTTGCAAAAAAGATTTGCAGAGTATACTCTTGTGAACCCCTTGCTTACTGCCTTTGGGCATGACAGTCATAGTTATGCAAACACTAGTGTAATGCAACATAATATGACAATTCAATATGAGACTGTGAAGTATGCAACAGGATTTGTAAACAATATTAATCCTAAAGGATTTAGTGACATACATTACGATAAGGTTCCAAGTCCGCTTGGCGTCTTTGGCGGCGGCGTAACTAATAGTATATTTTTCCAAGGTGGACTTGTTGATGCGGCAAATTCTGTGGCAACTGATCTGTTTAACGGAAATATCCTGGGTGCTATAATTAAAGGCGGGGTTGTCTTTAACAACACTAAAGACGTTGATCTCGGAAGAGTATTAGAAAAAGACTTAGAACGAGTTGTCGGAAGTGTTTTGCGCGGCAAAAATCCATTATCTGATATTATATTGCCTAACCTATTTGAGACATCAATACCGGGTTCGCCTACATCACCATCGGGTTCTCCGGTAGATCGAACCTTTCCGCAATCTGCTAGCAGTATTCCTAATACAATAAGTAGCAATGGTAATAATATTCTTTCAACAGCCTTTAACGGGGTTACAGATTTTGTATCGGATGTATTTAACTTAGGAAACGCAACTACTATCCCGAATGGATCATTTTCACCTGGTAGCGGAAAAAATTTAAGTGCCTTTGAGAGAGTTACTCCGAACTTTCAAGGATCTAGAAAGCAAAAATTAACAGAAGTACAGGATAGAATTAGTATACTTGAAACCCAACTTAAATCAGACTCAGAAAATAGTATTATTATAGGTGAAATAAATCAATTAAAAACTCGACTCCAATTAGAATTTAAAAAGATATCAACATGACAACACAGAATACCGCATTACCATTAACAAACCCCCAGGACAATCTTGATCAACGAATTAGTGAATTTTTTACCACACAATTCTCTCCTATTGGAAAATTTACCGACAATGAATATGAACTGGTTAAGAGTTTTTGTGTTACCCGTACCAGTAATGAAGAAGCGGCTGCTAGCCTAACAGCAGGAATTTTAAATGCTGTAAATGAGCTACAACTTTATGCCGCTGACGTTATAGATAAGTTTGAGAACAGCGATACAAAAGTTACAATCCCACTGCTTCTTAATGCTAGTAGAAAAGGCACAAGCCTATTAGGATTTGTTAACGACAAAACTCCTCCCCCAACGGTACAGCAACAGGTAAAAACTTAAACCATGGCTAGTAAGTGGGCAAACGGACTCTACGAAGTAGCTAACCGTGACAAGTATGCTGGAAATAAACCGCCACGTTATAGAAGTAGTTGGGAACATGCGTTTATGCGGTTTGCTGACAATCATCCAAGTGTAATACAATGGGCTAGTGAGAGTATTCAGATACCTTATAGAAATCCGCTAACAGGAAAACACAGTATATATGTTCCTGACTTTGTAATAATTTATCAAGGCAAAGACGGCAAACGTCGCGGAGAGCTTATTGAGATAAAACCAAAGAGCCAAACATCATTAACAGAGAAAACAAGTCAACGAGATAGACTTTCGATAGCAATTAATCATGCTAAGTGGGAATCTGCGGCAAAATGGTGCAAACACAAAGGGTTGCATTTTAGAATAGTTAACGAGGCAGATATTTTCCACCAAGGTAAAAAGCGTAGATAAGTACTTGTATGACAAAAAAATTAGAAAATCTCTTTGATTTAGCAGATCACGATACTCCAGAGATAACTGTTGAAGAAAATCTTAGTATCACTAACGGAGATACTAGTGTTCCTAAAAAACAAAAACTGCCTGAGATACAACATACATTAGCCGCAGTAGACAAGATTGATGCAGCTCTTCCAACGATACGTGACTTAGAAACTAGTGATAATGAACTAGATGACATTGCATCAACTGCTAGAAAAACGTTTGACGATCTCATGGACCTGGGAATGAACGTAGAAGCTAGATTTAGTGGTGAGATTTTTAATAACGCTAGTCGCATGCTGGATACTGCTCTAACAGCAAAAACCAATAAGATTAACAAGAAACTAAAGATGGTAGAGCTACAATTAAAGAAAGCAACCCATGATTTTAAGACTAAAGAAGACGATCCAAACACAATAGCAGCAGACGGACAGGGTGTTATAATGGATCGTACTGCTCTTCTTAACGAAATTCTAGGTAAGAAAGTATAAATATAATACAGGATGATTACATAAAATGAAAAGTTTAGCACAGTATTTAACAGAGAGCGAGCACACTTATAACTTTAGAATTAAGATCGCTAATATGATCGAAGACGAAGTTATGGATAGGTTAGAAACTGCTCTTGAAAAATACGATATGAAGAGCCTTAGCAAGCCTAAGAAAACTCCTATCCAAGAACACCCAATGGATTTCCAGACACTATCAAATGCTGAAGTTTATATTATGGATGCAGAACTACAATATCCAGTGTCTGCAAACCAACTTTATGAGTACATTAGCCAGTCTGTAGGTGTTCCTGCAAATCAGCTAGTTGTAATTAACAAAGATCATCCAGAAGAAATAGCTCGTGAACAGGCAATTCAAGAAGAAGGCGACGAATATCTTGCTAAACTTGATGATGTCGAATACAAAGATGCCGCTGACATAAAAGTTGACGACCACTTTGGTGATAAGTATAACGAAAATATGTTAAAAGAATTAGAAATTCGTAAGTACGAGTTTGCTGAGAAGGAATAATACAATGCACATGATTGATGTAATGAAAAAATTGCAAGAGATTGCAGAAGCTGGATACGATAACGAAGATATCCAACGTGGTATTGATGCCGCAGGCAAACACGTAGTTAAGAAAAATGTTGAGCCTATTATAGAAGCGCAAAGCCAGGCTCAAAAAGATGCCTTCCAAAAGATGTTGGATGCTAAAAAAGGCAAGACAGAAGCTGTTGAAGAAGTAGAAGAAGAGGCAGTTGAAGAAGCAGTCGAGGCTGTTGAAGAAGACGCTGATGACGGTGTTGAAGAAGTTCATGAAGATGAAGTAGTTGACGAAACTGTTGAAGCAGTCGAAGAAGACATTGTTGACGAGACTGTTGAAATTAACGTTAATGAACTAGCAGAACTTATGCAGTTAGCAGGCTACACAAACTACGCTGAAAAAGTAGAAGAGTATGCTAACGAGCCAGATGCAGAATACATGGATGCTGAGGAGCAACTTATTGGTCTCAGTGGTGGATTGAACGGTCCTAAAAAGATGTTTGCTGCTGCCGCAGGCGGTGACAATCCAATGAATCAACAGCCACAGGCAGTTCGTGAAAACTCGTTTGATAGTTTTTATGCAAAGTACGATAAGTTTGTTGAAGAACTAAGCCAAGAAGACTAAACTATATACCAATACAAACACGAAACCTCCCTATATGGGGGGTTTTTTGTTGACCCCAACATAAATACTATGTGCTCATCAAAGTGTGAGACTTATGGAGACTAAACTCTGTAGACCTAGGACGTCATAAACTCTAAAGGAGAAAAAAAATGTCATTAAGAAAAATTCGTGCAAAAGTCGTCAATCAGGCGATTGGATCACACACAGGAAAAGACGGAGACTT